TGTCCACCTATCCGCTAGTTTTAGTACTACAGCTTTGACAATCTCCCGCTTTTGCGCTGCGCTGAGCGTTTTCGGGGCTGTGGCCGTATCAATTGTAGAATTGATTTGATTTTTTGTGGCGTTTGAGGTCAGCAAATCCTCCACTGCTTGAAACGCGGCGTTGATCTGCGGCTTGTCATAATCAACGGCTCCGAGTTTCTCGCAAGCGTTTCGCGCATTCGCGAGAATTTCTACAGTCAGTATTGCCATATCGAATTTTCCTTATTGCTGATGTTAGGTTTCACAACAGCCCCTCTTGCACAGGCTGTCGCGTTTCTTCGGGCGGCAGTAGCGTGCCCTGGGCCTGGGCGCGGCTGATGCGCTCGCAAGCCATGTCGAAATACTTGCGCTCGCGCTCAATGCCGGTGAACTGGCGACCTTCCAGCGCACAGGCAACGCCTGTAGTGCCGCTGCCGCAGTAAGGATCAAGCACACTCTCAACACCAGAAACAAGGCCAATACACCACTGCATCAGCGGCACAGGCTTTTCCGTCGGGTGCTGAGTGCCGCCGTTCACGCGGTTCGTTTCGCCTTCCATGCCTGCGCCGATCCAGACGTACCGGAATGCCTGCGACCTGTTCACGCAGTTGGTCCAAGCCATCTCGGTTTCTGCCTGGCGTATCTTGGTGCCGTTGCGGTCAATCTTCACCCAAGAAAGCCAGCCCGGCCTATCCGGCAGGCGCGAAGCGAAACAGTTGCCGCCCCACACAATGGCGCGGCAACCAAGCGCAAGAAGTGGCGCAGGGTCATACGCTTCAACGTCCCAATCTGCGGGGCCATGATTCTTTCCGTTTAGATACTTGGTGTGCGTGGCATCGTAGGCAATGCCATAGGGCGGGTCTGTCAGCAGCAAGTCGTGCGCGGGCAGCAGCGGCAGCACCTCGCGGCAGTCGCCGTGGTACAGCGTGGCGTTTCCAATGATGACTTCTTCAAAGGCCATGCGACCCCCGCTTGTTGCTGCACGCTCGGGAACAAAACTTCGCATTCCCGGCCGCGATGTCATAGGGCTTGCGCCAAAACTGCGCGCCGCAGTGGCACTTAAAGAAGCTGCCTCGCTTGTGGGCCTCGCTGTTCTTCCTGCGGTGTTCGTCGGACGGAACCAAGCCATGCAGACCGTCGCCGCCATCGGTCAGGTTGAACAGGCTCCATCCGGCAGCGCGGCCGTGCGCAATCCAATGCCGTTCACGGCCTGCCCATGTCTGCGTGTCTGCAACCTCAAGGATCCGCATGTACGCGCCCGCGAGCTTCACGCCAGCCACCGCGTTCAGCCAGCGCTGCACGGGAAGCCGCCGCGAGCGCTTCGCCAGCGCCTTGTGCTCACGAATGCGGGTCAGCGGTGAACTGACGGTCTTCCCGACATAGCGCGGTTCATCCGTGTGCGGGTCGCACAGGGCGTAAATCCACACCTGCCGTTCCGCGTTCCCGATCACTACTTTCTCAGCCACTCGTCTTCCTTCTCGTTTGCCACCAGTGAAACCTAACACGTCGCTGCAACGGACTGCCTACGGCAGCCGCTGAGCTAGGTCGATAGAAGCCATTCGTTATTACGCGGCCCCAATGTGCTCATGTCAGGAGCGAGCCGAAACCCGCCCCTGTGTTGAACACGTTAGATCGTGTTACTTCCCACATTTGTTTCAAGCGTTATTTTCAACAGATCACTGTCGGCCAACGTGACCGCTGCGAACGTCACACGCTGAAACATTGTGCCTTGACCAGATGAGGCGTGGTTAAAGATGCCAGCTTCTACTAGGTCAAACGATGTGACCGAATCAGCCACACCGCCCCACGTACAGACAGCCGTATAGATGTTGGCCACATTTGCGCTATTCGCTGCAAGCGCCTTACGGCCACCGGCAACTTCACCCGTGAGTAAGGAGTCAACCAGCGTAGGCGCAGTGGACACCGTGCCTACGGCCATATAAGCCATCGCACTACCCGGTACCGTTTGCGCGTCACCACCAGCAATGCGACGTGCGAGAAAAATCCGACCATTATTGACGATCAGATCATCGACATCGAGCGCCGCAGGATCAGCATAGCCACCCTCTGGCATAGCTTTAATCAACTCAACGCGCACAATCTCTTGCAGCGTCAGTGGCTCAAAGCGTTTTTTGTTTCTCATAATGATGCCCCTTTACCATGCAGCGCCGGATTTCGTGTTGATGTAGAAGGCCAAATCTTTCGCCACAATTTTCTCGTCTTGATAGTAGCCGCCTTCCAACACCTCGATCTTCTTACTGCCAGCCCCGATTTCTTGAGCACGCTCTACAGCCATCGGCACACCGAACGAAGGCGATGTCCAACGGAACGCAAGCCCATACGTCGCAGTCTGCATCGACAGCGCGCCTTCAACGCGAGCGAGAAGCGCTGTCGGCCCCCAAATCGAGGTGATGCTTGCAGTCTGCGCCGGATTCGCATTGTTCTTCTGCGAGCGGGCAACGTAAAGATTGTCCACCATGAACAGCTCTTTAAGCTGCGCATCTTCGACAAGCAATGGACCAGTGGCGCGGAACTTGAAACGCTCAAATAGACGCGTGTTCTGTTTCGCGTACATATAGGAGGTGTAATCGAGAATGATGGTATTGGCACTCAAGCCAGTTGCATTGTGAATGGCCATATGCGCTGAAGCAATCTGCGTTGCGATGTCCGCAGAATTGACAGCATCCCACGCATCCGCATCCTTCAAACGATTCGGCGCAGCAACGTGGTTACCGCTCGTTGTTGCCACAGCGGCAACGCGACTTTCCAAACCGCGCAACAACCCGGTTGCGATCATCATTGTATTGGATTCGCGCAAACGGATAGCGTTATCACTGTTTTCCAAATCTTCAATCGAGATCTCAGCCCCAAGCGCGTGATTCTTTGCGAAATAGCTTTCACTCGAAACGTCAAACTCGATACGCCGCGCGCTTGTCTTCGGCGCGCGATAGGTATCGGGAAGCGCCAGCCACGCTTCTTTACGCAAGATATAGTATTTATCGGACTGATTCCCGACACCAACAACAGGAAACAACCGCTCGGCAACAAAATCACCAGCAGTTTGAAATGCCGTGACTAGCGTGTTGCTTAACGGCACATCGACATGAATTGCTCTTCCAGTAGGCATGATTTTTTCTCCTTACTCGGGCTAGCGATCAGCCAGCCAAAAAGTGACGCGGTTGGGCGAACACGCGGATTAAATCACCAATCGCGCCCGCTTCCATCGCTATGCCGACCACGTTGTCGCCAGACGCAGCGACCGTGACGCCGCCCGATGCTGTAGCTGTCAAGGAAGCATATGCAGTTACAGCGCTGTTTACATAGCAGCGAGTCTCGCCAAGCGGACACACGGTGATGTGTTCACCAATGCCCGCGCTATTTTGCGAAATGCCAACGTTTGTTTGGCCAGCGGCAACTGCTTGCCCGCCGTAATTTTCGCCGCTACCAAGAACAACACGATATTGCGGCGTAATAACCGCAGCAATCAACGTGAAGTTGAGAGGTTGGGGTCCATACATGATTTGTTACTCCTTGTTTGTTCAAGCCGCGTAATCAGATTTAAGTTGCGGGTCAGCTTCAAGCACAGCGCGCACGGCGGCGCGATAGTCAACGCCTTGGTGCTGGCTTTGATAGAGCTTAGCTCTGCGATCAACTTCGTTCCCCGGATTCGCTTCACTCTTGCGTGTCGGGTCTTCTGTTGACACAACGCCGAAAATTCGCGCAGCGTTCTTATTAATGTAGACAACGGTCTCTTCAAGCTCAACAAGCGCAGATTTCTGATTGCCCGCAGCATCATACACTTGCACATCATCACCTCGCGTCGCAAGGTCAGCGTATTGCCGAATGAATCCGCGCAGCGCCGGAATGCGGCACGTTTCCGCAAGCTTCTCAATGCGGTCGCGCCGGTTGGCTTCTTCCAGCTTCTTGATGCGATCATTATCCTGTTGCAGCTTGACTTCCGCGCGCTCGCGCGCTTCACGCTCGCCAACAGCCGCCTTCTCTGCTTCTGCCACTTGCGCCACAAGCTCTGCGATACGCGCAGCTTTCTGATCGCCGGTAAGCTTCGCGATTGATTGTGCCAAGTCTGTTGTTGAGTCGTCTTGCTTATGCTTCTTCGCATCAGCAAGTGCCTTCTCAGCGGCTTCACGTTTTTCCGTTTCGCTCTTTACAAGCGCATCCGCATCAGCAGCGCGCTTCAACAGAGCGTCAATTTCCTTCTGATCCATCTTGACATCTCCTGATTGATCGAGGTCATCTGTAAATTGTGCCGCGCTCGCAGCATGCCAGACTCCCTCTGTTGAAAAATGCACATCTCCAGAATTGCCAGCGAATATCTCAGACAGCGGCTTTAAACCAGACACCGCTGGGATAGTCGCGCCAAGTAGAGCTAGTGCCTTTAACGCACGGCGATATTTTTTCCCCGCGCGCTCAAAATTAAAATAAATCTCTGCACTAACGCGATTAAACGCTTTTTCTTTGATCAGCGCGAATACGCGCTCATTAATATCAACAAAATCCGCTAGCAACTTGTTACCGTTGCGCCACAAGCGCGAGATATAACCAACAGCGGGCACACCCGGCGAATCATCGTGGCCGAGCTTCAACGGTGGCTGAAAGTCCATTTCGTTGAATGCTCTGATCATCTCGTCCAGATCATCCGTGTCATAAGTCTCACCGTTATGCTTGCCAGTGGCAAAAATCTCTACGCCGTTTATTTCAGCATAGAGCATCGTTCTATTTTTCATCATTGCTTTCTCCTAAGTCGCTCAGCCGGTTAATAGCACGTTAGGCCCCATGCCGCCAGTCGTCGCCGCGCAGGTACTTCAATACCCGCGCGCACATGCCAGCCAGCGTGCGCCAGTCGGTGTCTGCGTAGCTTGGCATCGGTTCCTGCTCTGGGTCTGCCAGCGCTTCCAGGCGCTGCACCAGTGCGGCCACATCCTCTGGCGCGCAGTGGTGCGGATACACCAGTTCGGCATAGAGCATCGTTCTATTTTTCATCATTGCTTTCTCCTAAGTCGCTCAAACAGTTTTTTCGCTTGAGCATCTGCTTCGCGTACTATTTCCGGCATCTTGTCGCGGTCAATAAGCTCGCCGCGCATCGTCAATATGCACCCAAGCTCAAGCTCAACGCGCGTAACGTTTTGCTCTTCGCGCCCAGGATGCATTGTTATTTCCAGAAGAGCATACGGCGGGCGATTCGCGCCGTAGGAGATGCTGTCAAATAAAATCGTCGCCATCGTATCTTTGCTCATGCAACTATCCCTCTGGATTCATAAGATGGAATTACCAGTGAACATTTTTTGCATGCCTCATGTGGCGCTGTAACGAACGTGCCAAACTCCTCCCACACCGTGCCAATGTGTCCGCTTTCGCTCTCAGCATCCCAGCAGCAAGTACCCACACCACCATCAGCGCGCACAACCGCCCAGCCATCGCGTAAATAAGTGCACGTCTGCTTTATATGCGAGACGTGCCAATTGACTTGCCCGGCCCAATTCAGTGACGAATGAACAAAAGCGGCATTTACTCCGTAACACAAAGGCCCGCGCGTGCGCTTCTTCACTCTTTCTACAGCCAGCGCCGCCACCTCTGGACGATGCAAGCTGATAAAGATTGTCGGATCGGCCACTTCAATCTTGTCCAACAATTCATCCGTCAACAAAATGCCATTGGTAGAAAACGTAAGCGAACGGTCCCGACCAATAACATCGCGCGCCAGTAGCACAGCTTCAGCAAAGCGCTCATGCAGCAGCGCTTCACCAACACCCGTTAACGCTAACTCACCCTGCGTACCGCGCCGACAGAAATACTCGACATGCTCTAGCGCGCGTTCATACGTCTCCCATTCCATATCCATTTTCGAGCGCTTCATCGTTGGGTTCGGGCAATACACACACGCAAGGTTGCACCTAGACGACAACTCGATCTCATGAATCTGTGTGATCGCGCGTTTCATGCGGCGACCTTCTGCTTAATTGGTGCGATCTTATATGTGCATGTTTTGCACAACGAATAAGGCGCAAGACGCATGCTGCGCAGATCATCAAACACCGTGCCCATTACGCCATCTTCGCCCTTACCATCCAAGCAACACGTCCCCACTCGGCCATCCGCCATGACAAAAGCACGCCCGCTAGTAACCCAGCTGCAATGCATTCCTGGCGCGTGCGATGTGTGCCACTTCACTTGTCCAGCCCAATCAGTCGCGGCCAATGATGGATCACTACTCACTCCCGCCAACACACCCGCGCGCTTTAAAGCCTCAACCGCTGGCCCAGCTTTCTCAGGACGATGAAGACTTACCCACACGCGCGGGCGATACACAGCAATGCGTTGCGCTAATTCATCGGTCATCAGTAAACCATTGGTCGCAAGCACAATGTCAACGCCCCATCCTAAATGCGAGCGCGCTACTGCTAGCATCTCGACAAAACGCGGGTGCATTGTGCTTTCTCCAATACCGGCGAGGTTCAATTCTTTTTGTAAGCCGCAACGCACAAAGATACTCGCCCAATCTAGCGCCTTCTCAAAAATAACGTCAGTCATGTCGAGCTTCGCGCGCGGCATCTTTGGGTGCGCGCAGTAACGACACCGCAGATTACAGCGGCTTGTCAGCTCGATTTGGTGAATGGATGCAATCGGAATTCTCATGTGTTGTCTCGCAACGCGGCCACGTCTTCCGGATGCTCAAGCACAAAGCAATTTACGCCAATTTTCAAAGAGACAACTGTGCATTGTGCGGTTTCTCCGGTTGGCTTGCCAGCGGGATCGCGATGCTCAATCACTTGGCGGTGAACGAACGCTATTAATTCAGGATCAATAAACAAAGGTGTTGGCTTGCCGTTATCAATATCTTTTCGGCCCACTTGCGTCACTCGAATCAATTTCATTTCCCAGCCCCTTTTTGGCTCATGATAACTTTTTCTTTCATCACATCAGTACGAGCGATTTCAAAATCGCCTCTTGCTGTAACCATAAGCTCAGACGCTTCGAGCGCGATAGTTTGGCCATGCTTGACTTCAAACTCTCGATCAAACACAACCATTTGCGTCACTCGGTCACACTTTCCGTTTACCGCTTTCGCTACGGTCTCGACAGTGCTTGCTGCTACTTCATCAAGCACGCTGCCGGTTGCGTCGTCAATCAACTTCGCTTTAATGCTCATGCTTCACCCCCAAACCCGGATTGAATAAGGCCGACGGCCTTGTTATATGTTGCAGTAGTAAGAAATTCTAAATCTTTTACTTCATCGAAGTTAACTATTGGCTCAAGCACAGAACGGCAATTGAAATGATTCGGCGGCGTGATCACGTCCAACCGCTCTTCTTCCGGTATCACCGCTAAGCCGTGTAACAACGTACAAATTGGCGTTGTTACTTGATCAAGGACAGCGATATAAACGAGTGCTGCAACGCCTTTTGCCACGTCAGGTGCGCGTGTCTCCACCACAATCCCTTGGTTATAAGCGCCTGTTGTGTTGGTGCGAATGATCGTGCGCAATCTGCTCATAGTGTCAATGTCAACACCATCGCCAAGGTACGGCACCCACGCCTCAAACAACTTGCGCATCGTTTCTTCTTCAGCCTCGCCATTACGCAGCGCAGTGAGCATGATATTACGCGCACGCTTCAGCAAATCATCTCGCGTTACACCAGACACTTGCAACGTATTTGCCTTGAGCAGCCGCAGCGCTTCGGGCGGTATGCCGAGCGCGGGCGATTGCATCTGCTTTAAAGCGGGGCTTGGAATCATAAAACGCAAATCTCTGCGCCCTTTTTCAAACGGCGTGCGTAACATCTCCCCTACACCATCTTGCACAGCACCCCACTTCGGGATGCGGCGCATCTCGTCAATCCACTCTGGGCGTTTACCCTTGCCGAAAAACTCACGCTTAATCACACCAAGCATTGAATCACGCGCAACAATCAACGCTGGGATCAACGTCTGCGCAGCTTCAAGCTCTACAGCATCAAGCTCTGTTTCGAGCTGCTTATAATCACGATGCAAATTTACTTCACCGCGCCACATAGCGAGTAAACGCTCGGTTTGTGCAAGTGACATCGGCACTTGCCGCAACAAACGCGCAACTCGCGCTGTGCCGGTCATCGCCACGTTGCGACCTCTGCCATCAACCGTTCAAACTGTTCATTGCTTAACGGCTCATCGCCGTTTTTATCTTCACCGTTTGGCGGCGGTGTGCCATTTTGTGGTGGCGCACCTTCTAGCGGCGCTGGCATGTTCTTACGTCTGCGCTCGGCGCGCTGCTTCGCGTCTTGCTCGTCAAACTCTGGGAACTTAACTGATGTGCGGATGTGCGACTCATCAGCGTCTGTAGGAGTAACAACCTTACCATCCACTAACGCACCCCACTTCTCAAGTATGTCAAGCCGCACATCATCAGACAGCGGCATGAATTCAAAATACGGTTTCTCATCATCTCCCATTTCGCCGAAATTAAATAACAACGCATCGTCAATAATTTGCTCATTCACCAAGTCTTGCAAATCAGAACGTATCGCTTCAAGCACAAGCAAGAACACATCAAAATGAACTTGTGAACGCGCGAGCGATCCGGTTGTCGCGTCGCTCGTCATGCCAATCAGCCCCGGCATAAGCAACGCGCGTGAGATGTCTTGATTCAGCATTTGCAACGCAGGCACAAACACGCTCGACACTTGACCGGCTAACTCAGGTGCCCACATCTCCAAATCTTTCGGATCAGACCTCGGTATTGCGCCAACAGATGCGGCTTGCAGAGATTCCAAAATCTCGATTAACTTTGCTTGCTGTGCTGGCGTGTATGCGTTGTGATCATATAACGCATAAATCGGCGGAATGCCGAGACGCTCAAGCAACATCGACATCCACTGATAGGCGTTTTTCTTAGTCCACCACGCACGGTGCGCTGCTTCTAAATCGCTGCGCCCATAGTAGTTGCTAAATTCATAATCGTACGTATAGAGAATCATCTTCTCTAACGGCAGCTCTTTACCGCGCTGTTCGATCTTCGTCAAATTACCCGCAGGATCAGTGCCAAGAGTTACATCATGCGGCTTGCGCACGGCGAGCTTTTTCACACGCAGCTTACCATCCACCTCATGCCACACTTTTTCGGTACACGAAAAACCATAATCCAAAGCGCTGAGTATTTCCTTTAACGCACGATTCAATCCACCTTGAACGCCCCATAACATGCGCTCAAGCTCAACTTTCGGTTCCCAATCTGTGGGCTGGCCCTCGGGCACTTTCACCTGCCAACCAGTAGCAAGCACGCTCTGCTTTTTAAAAGCAAGCGCTGCTTTCACTTGATCATCGCGACGCATCTGATCAATGACGATGTAGCCTTTCGTCGATATTAGTTCGCTCGGGTTATAAGGTGTAGGTGCGCCGCCATAGAGATAATACGGATCAGCGCGCGACACCTCACGCAAATCGGGCTTAACAGTTGCATATGCGCGCCATGCATCGCGCAATCGCGCGATTATTGGGCGGGGTTCAGCTAACACTATCGCAACTCCTTACGATGGGAAATCACTGGACGATTTAAGCGGCATCCCAATAAACGCGCCATCAAGATTCGTCACACCTTTGCTAAACAATTCTGTAAGCGCCCACACCAGAGCGTCCATGCGGTTCGGACTTGCTTGCGCGCCGCGCATGTCTTGCTCTTGATATGTACACATTTCATCTTCGAGCTCAGGAAATGAGCCAACGTGTGAAATCATGCCACGCTCATACAACAACGCTATCGGCTCAGCACGTGTGACTTTACCACGCGACGCATGCACAAGCTTTACCGGCACGGTGCGGTCATACGCATTTAACGTTGCCTCGATCATCTGCCCGCCGTTATTCGCTTCGCCAATAATGCGATCACCCTTTAACGCTCGCCACGTATCAACAGCTTTTTTCGCCCACGCTTCCGGCCTGCCTTGCATCGTTGCATCTGTTAGCACGTAGCCGCGCCCATCGGTGCCCTTACCAGCAGCAACGATGCCAGCTTCATTGCCGTCTTCGCTTACGCTAGGATCAATTGCAACAACGACGCGCGCTAGATCAACACCAACTGGCAATGCATACAATCTGTGCTTGTCTACTATCGAATACGTCCAGAGCGCGCCTGGAATGTCATCGAGTATTTGCGCATCTAGTTCTTGGCGACCAAGACGAGTTCCCTCATATTTGCTGATGATTGAGCGATAAAGCGGAGAAAGGTTGTTGAGGTTGTCGTACGTGGTGCCGCGCGTCACAACAGTTAGCGGATCGCGCATGATTTCCTTCAGCACCTTGATTGGGCGAGGAGTGGAAGTAATACAGGCTCTGGGGCGCTGGCCTAGACGCAAACCAAACTGCACTTGTTCCCACGTCTTTTCCGCGTTACGCCACTTCGGCAACTCATCACACCACGCCCAATGGTGCTGAGGGCCGCGCAACTCTTCGTATTCTTCGCTAGAAAAAATCTGCGCTTGTGTGCCGTCGCGCCACACAACGCGCTTTAAAGACGGTTTGTAGATTGGACGATCAAAGGGTGACGAGCAAGCAACAATGCCGCTCGGTCCCTCGATCATCACGTCACGCGCTTCGCCAGGGTCTTTGGCGACAAATGCGCCGCGCGATCCCGGCAATTCCACAACTATTGATCTCACCCATTCTGCACCAGATCGCGTTTTACCCCATCCGCGACCAGCGAGAACCAACCAGATGAGTTTATCAATCCATAGCGCTTCTGGCGGCAGTTGATCATCGCGCGCGCATTTCCACCACGGTGAAGGCACGCTTTGCTGACCGTTCGGCCCACCGCTGACAGTCTCATAATGCAGCGCTTTTAATTGTGCATCAGTGAGTCGTTGCAGGAGGTTGCGGCGCGTCGCGCTCTGCATCCCCCGCCATGATCTGATCTCGCAATACATTACGCTCCGTATGATTGATTTCCACAGCGCCACCATCAGCGCCCATGACATATTGATCAACGCGCTCGCCATAGCGGCGCGGCTTCAGCTTCGCCGCAATCCACTTGCGCGTATCAACACGTAACTGCTGGTATTTTACAGCAGCGAAGTCAACCCCCTTTTCTCCCATACGCGGAACCTCATCAGCAATTTCCAAAATCTCATCAGCGAGCGTATCAGCCGCATCAGATTTTGCCTTCATGTAAAGCTTACAAAACGCTTCATATTCGTTGCTGTGGAACCATCGATAGATGGTGACGAGAGTTGGCATGTTCTCGTCTCTGCATATTTTGGTCAATGGTTCACCTTGCGCGATGCGCTCGCAGATATTAATGGCCATATCGTCCGTGTACATGCGCGGGCGACCTATCTGCCCGGTACGAACTTCACGTTTCTTTTTCCGCTTTTTCATACCGCTAGCCTATACAGCAAACCGCGCTTTAAAGCAAATAAAACCTTTCACGTATTCCGCAAACGAGCTGCTTCTCCGATATCACCTTTCGCGACAGCTTCAGCTATCGCTTTGTTCTTGCTTGATTCTTTGGTATTTTCTTTATAGACGGGTTTTACTTTAACGCCCAATCCTTCAGCCACAGACTTGGTATTAATCGAGACCTTGGCAGAAGGTTCTCTTATTATCTTCTCTTCTCTCTGGCGTGCGCACGCTGTGCGCACATTGCTGTCACGCTGTGAAAATTCTTCAAGCTTTTGTTTTTGTTCATTTGTAGTCCATGGTGATAATGGATATACCCTTTTTATGTACCTTAAATTCCGTTGACCGAACCTTGGGATGTGCAAAAGCTGTGGATAACTATCGGCGTCGTAGATTCGCACTAGGTCATGGTCAACCAACTCAGTAAGAGTTTTTGCCACTAACTCTCTGGTATTAATACCGAAATCCCGCCATAAGCGCATGAGTCTGTACGGCTCTCCGCTGAAATTCCCTAGGCTGTCTGCTCGTAGCAGTAACGCGAAAAACGCGAGACGGTCGGCGTTGTCTTTCAATGTCAGCCAGCGTTCGCTTTCCAGAAGCTCGTCCCTGATTATGCGATCTGGCATACGCGCCTCCAGTAAGGTTGAAAAGAAGCGGTCTAGTCGGTGTACTGGCACCGACAGGGAGCAACCCCGTTCGACCGCACCCGTGAAAACGGGATGCTTTAATTATCGCAAATCCACACCAGAAACACATTGGTGTGATTTATGCCTTATGGATCAATGGGTTACTGCTGACCGCTAGGCGCAGCATTTATTTTCTCGATCTATTGACTATTGCTAACAGGGTAAGTATAATAAACCTGTAACTCAACAACGGAGACGAAAATGAACAAACAGGAAATGGAACAGCAAGCACTTAACAACGCTCGCACCGGTCAGTCGCTCGCAAATTATGCGGCAATCATTGAAGGATTCAAGGAAAAGGGAATTCCCGGAAGTGAAATTCTACCGCGTGAGAATGTATTCACCTTCCACGCGTGGAAAGCCCTCGGGCGCGTCGTCCGCAAGGGGGAGCATGGGGTCAAGGTTAGCACTTATATTCCGATGGAAAAAGTAGAGCGTGACGACAGCGGCGAAGAAAAACGGAACATTTGGCGTGCGCCGCGAATGACTACTGTATTTCATGTCTCGCAAACTGAATCTATTGACTAATGCTCACACGGTAAGTATAATTAACCTGTAACTCAACTTTGAAGGGAACGACATGAAAACGAATACGAGCAACGCGCAAATCAACACCA